AGATGGCGTTCAAAATAGAGTCAAACAGCGTTGGCACTCAGTGGCAGTTGGGTGTACCCCGAATTGATGTGCGTCCTGACGGCAGGAACTAACTATGTCCACAGGAACTACAAGAAGTCCGGCTTTACCACTTGCCCCTGTTGAATACCAGCGGGATTACATAGATACAGTTCATAACGTCCTGCGGCAGTATTTTGCTCAATTAGATAACCCCGGATCTAGTGCCGCATCCACAAGCCGCCCTGATGCTAATACGGTAACAGCAGCCTTGAACTTCAGTCAGGTAAATCCCACTACGGGACTACGCGAAATAAGCTGCCCAACCAGTGTGGAGTACGCTGCGGGCAAGTTAAGGGCTGGGGACATCTATTACGACACAACGACATTTGCACTGAAGATCGTGCCGTGAGAGAGACGCTGTACGAGGACGGGGATGTATGTTTTCTCTGCGACTATTTGGTTGACATCGGCAAGGTAGCACTGCACTTGAATATAACGCCGGGAGTATGGTCACCCTCTAAGTTTAAGCGGTTCTATAACATATTTGTTAACGTGGTTGCGCCGGAGCTGAAGGCTAAAGGGTACAATGAAGTATATGCAACACCTTTTGAGAATGACGTAAAAGCGCGTAAACTTATCACAATGTTCGGATTACACGAGTATGGGCAAAACATGGGCCTCGTACTAATGAAGAAGGAGATTTAACATGCCTTTCATGCTTCCTGCCGCCGCTGCGACTACGGCTATTGGAACTGGTGCCGCTATTGGTGCTGGTGTTGGTGGATTGGGTGCTTTAGGAACTGGTTTAGCTGCGGGAGCTGCACTGGGTGGAGCTGGTGGCATTGCAGGGCTTATGGGCGGGCTAGGTGGAGCAGGTGCTTTAGTTCCGGGTGCGTTTGGTGCTTTGGCTCCGGCTGCGGCGTCTACTATTGCTCCAGCGGCGGCATCTCAGCTTGCGGGTACTATTGGTGCTGCGGCTCCGGGTTTAACTGGCTCTGCCGCACAAACTATGGGATTGAACGCGCTCAAATCACAGGCTATAGGTACAGGCGTCCAAAACGCAGCGGCGCAGCAAGCGACTAATCTCGCCTTCCAAAATGCTGCTGCACAGAACATGGCGGGCGGTCTTGCAAACCCTATGGCACAAACGGGCGCAAAGTTCTTGGCTAACTCCCCATACCCTATTGCCGACCCAAATAACCCTTTCCTGCGCTCATCCCTAGCAGAGGCTAAACCATACATTACGCACAACTCGGTAATAACAGACGCACCCAACGTGGCAGCACCGTCAGAACTGCTGAACACAGCCACTCGTAGCCCATACGATTTGTCCGCAGGGTTTAGACAGGGACTAGACCCAAGATTTGCCGGACAACAAAGCTTACAGGCAGCTACAGGCCCTACGGTAGATCCAACATCAATCGTAGGTAAAGGCATCCGCCCAAATCAAAACTTCTTACAGAACCTTGGCAATATCGGTTCGTTCCAAGACTTTAAGGATTATACAGAAGCGCACCCTTACGCTACAGCAGGAATGGCAGGGCTTGGCATTATGGGAGCAAGAAAACTATTTGAGCAAAAAGGCGTTAAAGAACCTGAATCTAACGCAATGATTCGCCCGTACACATATGACCGTTCCCAGCGTCCTGAAGCATATGCGGTTAGCCCGACGCAGGATTCTAGCGAGCGTTTGTATTTTAACGATCAATTTAATGCTGGCGAGCCATATAAAGCCGCAGGTGGTGGTATTGTGAGTTTGGCTGTTGGCGGTCCGGTTGAGCAAATGGCAACAATGAATGCTGTTGGGGCTAATACTGGCTACCCTATGGCAAACTTGCAAACGCCTATGTACTCCAACCCAGCTATGCAGCGCCCAGAAGCAACTAATGTAATAGCACCGTCGGCGGATGCTGGTGTGGGTACTTATACTGGCGAGGCACGGTTTGCGGGTGGTGGAGAAACTCAGTACGGTGTTAAGTCCAACCCCGGCTATGTAAACCCTGAGAATCAAACACGTAGCCAACTTGCAGGCGGTATGAGACCAACTGCGCCAACTGCGCCACTACCCAAGTACTCGTATGACCCAAAGACCATGCAGTTTACACAGACCGTAGGGGGTAATAGCGTAACTGGTGGTATAGCGCAGCCTGCTATGGGTATGATGCAAGCGCAACCTCAGTCCCAACCACAGCGCCCCGCAACCTCCATAAACATCCCTGCGTACCAAACGCCTGAACAGCAGCTCGGTCTCGGTGGGTTTTATGACATGATGAATCAGCAATTGGGTGGTTATGGTGGCTATCAAGGGTATGCTGCGGGAGGTGGGGTTTCACATCTTGGTGACTACTCTGATGGTGGTCGGCTTTTAAAAGGACCCGGTGATGGTGTTTCTGATTCTATCCCTGCTTCTATTGGTGATCGCCAGCCTGCCCGTCTTGCTGATGGAGAATTTGTCGTGCCTGCCCGTATTGTTTCGGAGCTGGGCAACGGCAGTACTGAAGCGGGTGCGCGAAAGCTTTACGCGATGATGGATCGGGTGCAAAAAGGCCGTGGTAAGTCTGTAGGTAAAGGTAAAGTCGCGGTGAATAGCAAAGCTGACAAGTATTTACCTGCGTAAAGATGGCACTATATCAAATTACCCCTATGCAATTACCCCAAGTCTGGGGTGTTGTTGCCCCTATGTTGCAACGTGCGATTGATCTTGACCCTGAATTAATTACGATTGAGCAAGTTGAGTATGCAGTTCGCACGGGGCGTACTTATTTGCTAATCTGGGATGAACCAGATGAAGGTATTACTGGTGCTGTAACAGTAGACATTATTGACTATCCACGCGAGCGTGTAGCGCATGTGAATTTGATGGGTGGCAAAGGTATTGTTCGCCCGCATGTATATGACGAAGCAAAGAATTGGATGCGCCTAATGGGCGCAACAACCACACAATGCTGGGCTAAAGGAACTCTAGTCCAAATGTACGAAAAAATGGGTATGACCAACACCCATCAGGTGATGAGGGAAACACTATGATTATCCGCAATAAGTTTAACGGCTATGCCGGTGATGGTACTAGACTCTATCCGGGTGGTGGCGGGCAAAGTAGTCAACCTACTAGTACCACGCAATCTACAACAACGATTCCTGAGTACGCTCGTCCGTATGTAGAACGTATGTTGGGTAAGGCAGAAGCGTTTTCGGAAACTCCATATCAGGCTTACGGTGGCCAGCGGGTAGCTGATTTTAACCCTATGCAACAACAAGCCTTCCAAGGCGCGGCTAATCTTGGTCCAGCAAAACAAATTGGTGTGGGTACGCAGCTTGCTGGAATGGGTGGACTTGGTAGTCTCGGTGCAGGTCAGCAGTACGCACAACAGGCTACAAACCCCTACGCTATGCAGTCGTACATGTCGCCGTATATGGAAAACGCGTTGGCTCCACAGCTAAGAGAAGCTGCACGATCCTCGGCAATCCAAGGTCAACAGAACGACGCTCAAGCCGTACAGCGTGGTGCGTTTGGTGGGTCCCGCTCGGCTATTATAGAAGCTGAACGCCAACGTAATCTTGCGCAACAACAGGGTGATATCTACGGTCGGGGTATGCAGTCCGCGTTTGATTCGGCGCGTCAGGCACAACAGTTTGGTGCCGATTTGGGACTTCGTGGTTACGGCCAAGCCGGACAGATGGCAAGTACTCTGGGGCAGTTGGGGCAGACTCAGTTCGGCCAGCAACAAGGAGCAATGCAAGCCCAACTATCAGCGGGTGCTCAACAGCAGGCGCAAGAGCAGCAAGGACTCACTCAAGCCTATCAAGACTTCTTGTCTCAACGCGGTTACCCACAACAGCAGTTGTCGTTCATGTCGGATATCTTGCGCGGTGTGCCGCTGGGTCAGCAGACTCAGGTTCAATATCAGGCACCACCTTCTATGGCGTCTCAAGTTGCTGGTTTAGGTATGGCGGGATACGGTGCGTACAAAATGTTTGGCGCTAAAGACGGTGGCCTTATGGAATTGGCCATGAAGAAAATGGAGAGTTAAATGAAACCAATGTCCCTTACTTCTCCGGAGTCTATTGCTCGTGAATACGGCGGTAATAAAAAAGCAATCGCCGACGCTGCTCGCATGGGTTTGGTTGATCCTACTGCCGCTGTTATGGCAGGGATGTTTATCGACCGTATGCGTAGTGCTGCATCAGAAGAGCAAAAGCCCGACACTACTGTAGCCCAAGACGTTTTTGGTATGCCTACTGCGCCACAACCACAGCAAACTGCGCCACGGCCTCAACCACAAATGCCTCAGATGCCACAACCGCAGGGTATTCCCGGCGCTCAGATGGCTGCTGCCCAACCTCGCATGGCTCCCGGTGTCGAAGGGCTTCCTACTGGTGACGTAGGTAACTACGCTGGTGGCGGTATTGTGGCGTTTGCCGAAGGTATGACGGACGAACAAGCTCAGGCATTAGGGTATTCCAACGCCGCAGAGTATTACGCATTTCAAGATACTAGAGGTAACGCATCAGGTGAAGTAATGGCTGTTCCAGTTGATAGTGGTATAGAAATTAATAGACCAGCCCCCGAGTTTGGGAGAAGGTCGTCAATAGAAGAACTTGACTATGGAAGGCTTAGTCCTGAAGAACGTATTCAGCGTCGTATCGATGGATATATGCCAAACAAGGGGGTAAATACTTTATTTAATCAACTTGCCAGCCATCGTGCAAAAAGGGGAGTTAGTGACCCAGAGTTTTATACGTCCACACCATTTAATAGACTTAGCGACGACATTTCTAGAAAAAAAGTTTCTAGAGGCCTTGACCTATCTAATCGGGCTGCACCTGATGCTGCGGCAAATCCACCTCAAACCAGATCCGATCTTCCTCCATTAGTTGCGGCAAAACCTGAAGCTGCTGCTCCTAAACCTAGAGTTGATGCGTATAACCTACAAACTCCTGATGTTGAAGCTAATCTTGCTCAGGCAAAACGGCAAGTTGATAGCCTTATAAAAGTTCCACCAGAAGAAAGCCAAGCCGACGCTATTACAGCAACTAAGAACTTGTATAGGGAAATGGGTGTAGACCCCGATATATATAAAAAGCAATCCACAAAGCTTGAAGAAGAACGCATGGGCTTAAAAGCCGACAAGGAAGAAGCTAAGTACTCTCGTCTTATTGAAGCGGGTCTTGGTATCCTAGGAGGTACGTCTCCGTTTGCGGCTGTTAATATTGGCCAAGGTGCAAGCCCTGCAATGAAAGGCTTTGCGCAAGATATTAAAGATGTTAAGAAAGCTGACCGTGAGCTTAACCGTGCAAAAATGGCATTAGAGACTACTGAGAATCAATTTAAGATTGACCAGTCTAAATCGGTGCAGGGGCGCATGGAGAAGAATCAAGAACGTGTGGACAAAGCACAGCAAACTCGTGCTACTGCTGCGGCTACGCTTGGAGCGTCTATAAATACTCTGACCGGCTCTCAGTACGACGCACAACTCAGAGATCTCACAAGCAGATTTACTTCGGAAAGACAACTTGAAGGTACTAGATATAGCGCGGACAAGCAGCTTCAAGGGTCATTAGCTTACGCCGGAGCGACACGGTACTCTGCTGATAGAGAAGAGCGGATGATCCAACGTATTATGAAAGATAAGAATGTAGACTACTACACAGCTTATGGGATGATATACGACCAACGTCATCGAGATCCTGACCGCTATAACTCGTTACGTACTGCTGTAAATAAAGCCGACTCTGATTTTACAAACACTCCGTTTGCAATGCAGAAGAGTAACGATCTTGCTAAACTTGATCCCAAAAAAGAATCTGATAAAGCAAAGATTGCAAAAATACAATCTGAGTTAAATGACGCTAGAGAAAGATTCCGAGTAGATCGTGGTATTACTAAAGAGTCGCTAGATTACCTTAGAAATGAAGATATAAGATTACGCAATCAAACTAATCAGTCCGGTGGAAATCCGTCTAGTTCAATACCCCCCGGTGCGGTTGCGGATTTAAAGGCAAACCCTACCGCGCAAACGAAAGCGCAGTTTGATGCTATCTTTGGTCCCGGAGCAGCAGATAGAGCATTAGGACAATAATATGGCAAACCCATTCGCAAAGTACGCACAGCCTCAACAAGAGGAACAAAACCCTTTTGCGAAGTATGCCGCCCCACAACCTCCGGCAGCACCGCCGGAGGAACAAAACCCTTTTGCAAAGTACGCCCCCGCCCCTGTAGTTACTTCAGGGCCAAACCCGTTTGCTGTTGAAGGTGCGCCTACCGAAGCGCCAGTAGAGAAGTCTAGTCTGTATGAGCTTCCTAAAGCTCTCGTGCGGGAGACAATCAACCTTAAGGGAATGTACGCAGGTAACTTACAACGCCAAGCTGCACTTGGTATGCAGGTGCCTGAGCTTGCATTGCAAACACTCAACAAAATTGACGCAGGTGAAATCAAAAGCGCAAAAGAACTACATGGTGTTTTAGGAACTAGAAAATTACCTAACGCCGAAGAAATGCTTACAGGTAGAGAAACTGCGCAGGTAAATCTTAGAGCTTTTGATGCGGCAAATGATTACCTTAAAGCATCTCCTGAAGAGCGTAAAGCCATTCGTACTCAGCTACAAACACAGTTGCAAGAGCAAGCCAAATCTTTGTCCGAAGCAGTTGAGTTAGGGCAAGAAACCAAAAAACAAGCCGCACCGTATGAAGCTAGGGTAAAAAGCCTATTTGACATTAAGGACATACCTGATGCCCTTAGCTATGTAGGCTCTACTGTTGGCGGCGCATTCCCACAGGTTGTGCCTATGATTGCTGCGGGGGTTTTAACTCGTGGCAATATTGTCGGCCCCGTTGCCGTTGGCGGGGGGATGGAGCTTGGTGCGGGTACGCAAACCCGTGTTGACTTTATTGCCGACAAGATTAAAGACGAGCCTAGCCCAGAGAAACGTGTCGCACAAATTTCTAAATATATACAAGATACCGCCGACGTAACAATTACCGCCGCTATTATTAATGGCGCTCTTGATGCGATTCTTGGGCCAGAAAAAGATATTGCTAAAGCACTGGCGGCGAACACACTCAAAGACTTGACCCGCAAAGAGATAATCAAAGCGATACCCAAAGCTGCGGCTTCAAGCGGGGCGCAAGAGTTCCTTACCGGTGGCCTACAAGAGATTGTGCAAATCAACGCCGAACGCCAACTTGGCGAACAAACCGGCGACGCGTTTACCAAAGAAAATATTGCGCGAGTGGTGGACTCGGCTATGGCCGAAGCCCTTGGTGGTGCAGGGGTTACAACTGCTTTTCAGGCGAGCCGCGCTGCATTTGCCAAGCCCGCTGTTGCTGCTACGGACACCAAAGAAGGTAAAGCTATCCGTGGGTTGGATGCCCTTGCAGAGCAGGAAGAAAAGACTAAAGCCGCTGCCGAGGATACTACATCTACCCCACCTCCCGCTGCACGTACCGTAGAGAATCTGACAGATCGAGAAGTAACTTCTATCCAACGTCGGTTGTTTGCAGAACTTGGTAGACCAGCAGAAGAATCGGAACTTCTGGAGGCATTCAATGAATATGTGGCTGAACAAAACGCGGGTCTGGGAATTGAGTCCGGAGCTAGTGTCGCTGGCATTTCTGATACTGGTGCAGAACAACCAGCCGGAACCGCCGGGATTTCCGATACCGGAGCCGCTGCAACATCTGACACCGGAGGATTGGGGACATCTGGAGTTTCTACTGATCAGCTTACGGATAGAACAACAGCGCAGCCTAGTACATTAGATGAAGCGGTTGATGCTTTTAGAGAAGCGGACGATGTTCGCCAAAGCACGCTTGAAGAATTAAATAAACTCCGTTCGGCGGTTGAAGATCTTGGGTATGAGGTTGAAGATCTTGGGTATGAAGAAGACCAAGACGGGCTTAATGCTATGTTGACGGCAGCAAAAGCCAGATTTAACGAAGCCAGTGCGGCTGCGGACGCTGCATATAACATTTACGAACAATTTTCCAACCAAGCTATTGAGTCCACTGAAGGCATCCCCTCCCAAGAAGATGTAGAAGCAGCCCAGCCGAAGTCGGAAGAAGTTTTGGATGCGGAAGCATTATTTGAAGCACAGCGGCAAGGTGACTACCAAGATGCAATAAACGCTGGGTATGACGAACTAGATCAGCAAGAACAAGGAATACAAGAAACCCCTGCTACCGACGTTGCTGCGTTAGAAACAGAAGAACGTGCGCGTAATGATGAATTTAGACGTATCGAGGGGGAACAAAAAGCCTTGCTGACTAAAGCTGGGCGTATTCCAGCAAAGAACTCTCCTGCTCGTAAAAAGTATGATGAATTAGAAAAGCAGCGTATAGAAGCATATTGGAATTGGACTGCGTCGGAAAAGAAATTGATGGACGCAAAAACAGCCCAAGAGACTGGGGTTAACATCGACCAAGTAATTGCGGAAAACGTACAGGAATTTATTGATGCTTACCCAGACTCAGACTATGAAGTTGCAGACTACGATGCGCAGGTTACAAAGCTACAAACAGCACTCCGTAGTCTAGGCGTAACTGATAACAAAATATTAAAAAGTGCGGCTGTTAAATTTGACGAAGTTTTAATGTCAAAAGAAAACGACGGCGGGGGGATATTTAAGAGCCTTTCCAGCAGTCTAACTACAGCGGTTTCTCCGCTTGTCGGAATTTTGCCACTTAACAAATTTGGTATTAACCGTCTTAACAAATTGTTTAACGACGGAAAAATTACGGCGCAAGAATACGCCGAAAGAATGACCAAACTTTTTGAGGACATGGAGGACAAAGCCACTAAAAAGGCTATGACTCAAGGATTTAATAGACAGCGTGGATTCGGTACCGTTATCAAAGCATTAGAGGATGCGGCTAAGAAAGGTCGTATCACCCCTGAGACTGCTAAGTTTGCTATCTGGCTACTCACTAAAAACCCTGCTATTGCTAATGACCTAGCAATATCTATCAGTATGCCCAAGTCAGCACGGTTCAGAGAATCGATGTCGGGGGTTGCGGGTTTTTATAATGACACAGCCCGCTTAGTTAGACTTATTACAAGTAAAGATTCAGCCACCGGTAAATACTCTGGCACAGACCTACTTGTTGCCGTGCATGAAATTATGCACCATATGGAGCGTATGCTCCCTAGTGAACTACGTGCGTTAATCCGTAATGAGTGGCGGGTGCAACTTCAAAAGGCGATGGATAAAGCCGATAAAGAAGGAAATCAAAACCTTATTAAATACCTTGCGCTAGTATCGCTTGGTAATACCTCGCAATCCTCGGCTGCGCTGAAACTTGCAGAGAATATGATTAAGGAAGGGACCGTAGATAAAACGTTTTATTCCTTAATGAACCCATCAGAGTTCTGGGCGGTCAACGGTTCTGACATTCTTTTCGGGCGCTACACTGCTAAAACCAGATTTGAGAAGCTTCGTCAGTATTTTAAAGAGTTTATTGAAGCAGTTAAAAGTATTTTTGGTTTGGATTCCAACGACCCAATCATCAAAGGACTTAATGCAGTTCTTAAAGGTGATGCTACTTTTGTACAAAAGCAGATGCTTTCGGAAGGGGTTAGTGGGCTATACCCATCCTTGGGGCAGCAAGGGAAAGCCACGCCGGAAGAAAAATTTGAGGAACAATTCGCCAGTGCTGGGGACTTACGTCCTGATGTAGTAGCAGCAATCCAAAACAACGACCTGAATGGAGCATTAAATATTCTTGCCGGTCGGCTCGGTGGGTTTTACGGTGAGCTTGCGGCTAAGTTGGCCTCGCTTGACCTGAAAACTTCTATTGTGTTTGACAACGGGGCTAACCTAGCGCAACGGGGTATAGAGCAAACAGTTGGGCCACAGCTTGAGCGGATAATGAATTACATTCGGGTGGCTAACCCCGACTTCTACAACAACTGGTTTGAAAACTACGACCGCTCAGAAAATATAATGCGGGTGAGAACCGGTATCGGCGCACTTAGTTTTGACACTCTTAATGCTAAAAAAGGCAAATACTACTATCCGGAAATTAGTAGTGAAATTAAAGATGTAGGCGCGAAGATGCAAGATTACGTAACCGCTGTTAATGCCGCCGGTGCGTACTTTAATCTCTTTGATACTATTACCCTCAATACTAAACAAATGAAGGGTATTGGTAACCGCACGTTCTTACATGAAGTTGTTCATGCGGCCACTGTGTCGTTAATGCGGGCAGACCCTTCGCAGCTTACTAAAGAACAACTTGCGGCCCGCGAAGAACTTATTAAAGCATATGAGTTTGCGCAAAAAAACATAAAGGTTAATGAGTACGGACTTACTAATAAATTTGAGTTTGTTGCTGAACTGTTTACCAATGACCAGTTCCGTAAGTTATTACGCGGTATACCTTACGCCCCAGCAAAAACTAATATCTTATCTCGTTTCTTTAACGCAATTTTAAAATTAGTCGGTGCAGGTAACCTTGCCAGCACGGCAATGACTGAGGCGGAGAAACTATTTACTTCTACTCGGTATCAAGAAGCCAAACCAATAGGGCCGCTGTTTGCTCAAGCACCTAAAAAGAAACGGGTACGTGGGCCTATATCTACCCCAGATACATACCGCACCGCAAATGAAAATCAGAACACGCTTCTTGGTGTAATTAAAGATGCGGCTAGTGGACAGATGCAATGGAGTGACGCACGTAAGATATTGCTTCCTGCTGTTTGGGAAGCTGCCAATGTTAATACAAGAAAGACATTACTCTATGTAGCCAACCTTACTCAACTGGAAGATTTGACCCGGACTAAGTTCTCTCAACTAACTGGTGCGCTGAAGATCATCCGAGACATGGTTGCCTATCGTGCTAAGAAGTTAAACGTGGCGTCCGACATAACCCGTCGGTGGGTTGCTGCACAATCTAAAAACTACAACCAGTCCCAGCTTATGGGGCGCATCATGCTTGAGGCTACGATCCGAGGGATTGACCCAGACACGGCGCAATCAGGCACACTCAACAAGCCACTGCAAGATGCTTGGAATACTTTGAACCCAGATTTTAAGCAGATATACAGGGATGTACGTAACTTCTACACTGACTCGGTCAATGAGATGATCAAGGAGATGAAGCTACGTGCAAGCCAGATTACTGACTCTGCGCAACGTGATGAACTGCTACGTAAAATTGACGCTCAATTCGGCCCAGATAAACTGATCAAGCCTTACTTCCCGATGCGTCGATTTGGCGAGTATTGGTTCCAAGTAGGTAGTGGCAACTTCAAGGAGTTTTACGAGTTTGAAAGCCCGATTGCGCGAGAAGTCGCTATGCGTAAGCGTATTGCCCAACTGTCAAAAGGTAACAAGCAACAACAAGCTTTGGCAGATACGATACGAAAAGGTAACGGTATCTCAGCGTTGTATGGTCAGAACCGTGGGACCACGCAGGTACTTAACGACGTTAATGAATTAGTACAAAACATCTCTGCTACCGACGTTGCTGATTTAAAAGTTCAGTTGGAAGATAGTTTGAATCAGCTTGTCTATCTGCTGCTCCCACAGCAAAGTATGCGGAAAATGTTCATTAACCGTAAAGCTATTCAAGGTGCCAGTGCCGACATGCTGCGTGTATTTGCCACAAGTGCGGTGCATAGCGCGTATCAGCAGTCTCGATTTAAGTTTGCAGAAGGATTCATAACAAACTTGAACAACGCTCGTGACGAAATAGATGGCGCAGAGAAATCCGGTGCCCTTAATCGTGACCAAGCTGCGGTCTATAGAGACTTTATTGCTGAAGTAGAGAAGCGTGTCCCAACTATTATGAGTAACGAGGACACCAGCTTTACTGCACAAGCAGCAAGTAAGGCATCGGAATTAACGTTCTATTACATGCTTTCGGCCCCATTCACAGCGATGCTGAACCACATTGGCGCGGTGCAAATTGCAATGCCTTATCTAGGCGGTACTTATGGATACGTAAAAGCAAATGCAGTACTACTAAAGAACATGGGTAGGTATCTAGCTACTACCCCCTCACGAACTTTTGCTCCCCTTGCCAAAGGGCAGCTTATGCAAGTCAACTTCCCTTCTATTGTGGAGGGTGGAAAGCTTGATCCGTTGATGCAACGTGCTGCTGATCGTTTTATAGACGATGGTCAGATCGATATATCCATGACAAATGACATCATGGACTTAGGAGGTCGTCCTTCAGAGATGTACACCGGCGTTAGCGCAAATATTAAAAAGGCTATGTCAGGCTTGTTCCATCAGTCTGAACGTCTGAACCGTGAAGTATTTTTACTTTCTACTTTTGAACTTGCTTACGAAAAATACTCAAATGACTTCCAACGTCAGCCGGGTATGGAGGGTTTGAAAGGGGTAAACATTCGTGATGCGCAAGGTAACAAGATAAAGAATACCCCCGACCAAGCGTTCGAACTTGCTATTGAAGAAGCCACGCGCACAGTTGCGCTTACCCTTGGCGACTACTCTCGGCAGATGAAGGGCCGCGTGTTTGCAAACCCAGTGATGAACGTACTGTTGAAGTTTAAACAGTACCCAATCATGGCTTTGTATATATCGTGGCGCAACTTCCATTTAGGTGCGGTTGCCCCATTTCAAAAAGCCGAGCTAGATCAATACCGTACGTTACTTGAAACAGAACTATCTAATGCACCGAATAAAGACGAGATTATTGAACAGCGGATGCAGGAAGTAGAAGACCAACGTAAGGCTATGCACAAAGAAGGTCGTCGTCGCCTTGCAGGTATTTTTGGTATGAGTATCCTTTTTGGCGGTGTAGCCGCTACACCTATCTTCTCTCTTGTCATCGGCACTCTCGTTAAGATGTTTGGTAACGACGACGATGATGAGTTCTTCGACTGGGAGAACTGGTTCTATAACTACATGGAGACGGAGTTTGGTGGGTACGCTGCCGCTATGCTGACCTCTATGGGTATGGAAGAAGACAAAGCGGAGAAGGTTGGCCGTGCAACTGGAGAGGTTGTTTCTCGTGGTGTGCCAACTTTACTAGGTGCCAATCTGTCAGACCGAGTCAGCCTCGACCCTAAAAACCTGCTCTGGAGAGACGGTCGATATTCCCCAGATATACGCGAGAACGTTATCGAAACTATGATCGCCAACGCCGGTCCCGTCGTGGGATTAGCACTTAATTTTGCAGACGCCGCCCAGCTAATTAAAGAAGGGCAGTACGCACGGGCGGCAGAGAAGCTAACCCCAGCAATAATAGCCAAGCCTTTATCCGCTGTTCGTATGAGCGAGGAAGGTGCTAGAACCAAAGGCGGGGATGTGCTATTAAACGACCTTACCGCTACCGAATTGGCTATGCAAGCAATAGGTTTGCAGCCGGATCGCCTCGCCCAAAAACAAAAAGCTGCCGTTGCTATGAAGCAGAAAGAACAGAAAATTAAGGATGAGCGTTCGGCAATCATGAACCGGCTATGGCTTGAGCGAGATAACCCAGAAGGCTTTTCGGACGCGCTTGACCGTGCAATTGAGTTCAGCGCAAAACATCCGGGAGTGCCTATTACTGGAGAAAAAATTAATAAATCATTCCAGAAGAGAGCTAGACGCGCTGCGGAAGTTGAGGCCTTCGGTGCCGATCTAGATAAGAAACTCCGTCCAGAGCTTATGGACATGGGTGACTTTGCAGACGATGAATAAAAAAACCCCCGGCCAAGAAGGAGTGCCGGGGGTAAAGACAGCAGGAGAAGCAACGTGAAAGCAACGTCGCGCTCCCATAATACTACCGAACTCTCCAAACTCGCAAGCCACGTATACCTTCCTCGATTACAATCTTACTAATTACTTTGTAGCCGAGTCGGCGTGAGATTTGCTTAACATCTTCTTTGGCTTGATATGCGTGTATACAAGGAACAAAGAAGGAAGAGTTTATACAAAACTTTTTCCAGTTAACCGTGTACGTGACTCCATCAACTACCATCAGTGCCGGTGGCTATCGCTGGGCTATCTTGATCTAAAGCAGAATCGGCGTTGGCTGCACCAATATACGTATCAGGATCAAGGAAATCACCACGGGCGCAGTCAAACACGTAGGTATCTACCGGCGGAGTGCTAGATAGCTTAGTGCCCTTAGACATCCGCTTCTTAACTGTGCCGACATAGACTCCTTCCGCTGCCAATGCGTTCAGCACATCTTTGAGCGTGATCTGGTTCTTAGAGCAGTACTCCCTAAACTTCTTGGAGACAAGGAACAGCTTCTGAGTATCCGGCTCCATGCGCACCGTCAACTCCCCTCGTGGCTCCAGAATCGGCAATAACTCAACCCCCGTGCGTTTATCGATCTCGTCGTTAATTACCAAGGTATTCTGACGCTGCTCGTTCCAGTACTCTCCTATCACACTAGCGTAGCTAGATGCTGGGGGCTTAATCTCCTGACGCATCTGGGTAAACTCTTTGACCATCCACTTAAACACGTTGCCGACATCGATGTCGATCAAGCCAAGCCTACGGGCGAACATAGCACCTGCGATATTGCAAGCTGCCACGCCTGACCAGAAGCGCTCTCGGTTTGTGAAGCCAATCTTGCGGTCAATCAGAAGCTGGATGTCCTTAACCTCTTTGATACGTTCCTCAAGGTTGCAAACCAAGTCACGGATGTAGATACGCCCCGCATGACCGTAGTTGGAGTACAGCTTGGGGAATAACTCGTCGGCTTCCTCTTTTGTTAGCACCTTAGTTTCAGGGATGCTGTATTCAATTACCCGCATCAGCTCACCGTCTGCCGTTGCCTTCAAGGACTTCAGCTTGTCCACTGCCGAAGCGTTTGACGAACACAGGACGATTGTTTCCCATCTGGCAAAATTACTACGCTCGGCGTTAACACTGGACTGCATCCTAGCCCTACCCCTACCCTGCGAAGCGGCATATGACAGGTCGGAGAACTCCTCTGGGGACATTTTAGTAAGCTCATCACAGCCAAGAGCGAGGTTGTTCATTACGCCCAGACGGTGCAGCTTGACGTTCATGGTGTCTCGCTGAATAAGCATTATTTCTTCTGGGTGCCCGTAGATGCTGTGCATCGCCTTTATTGCTGTGGTCTTACCGGTGCCAGACTGATTGTTAATCATGTTAATCAAGGCACCTTTCAAGTTCAGATGCTTCAATAATGGTGCGCCGAATCCGGTAAAGAACCCGAAAGCCATAGGCTCAAGCCCCGGCATACCATACACATTAACGACGGTCTTCCACTCTTCCAACGATCCTACTGGGATAAAGTAGTCGGCCAAGGGTGCGGTGTAACTTGATGGGGGACTATAGCGGTCGCCATCTGCACAAATCTCGGTGTCGCCAACAACGAACGAACGGTTACTATCTGTCCAACCAAACTGAGTACGCATAATGTCTGCTCCTTCTCTGCATTGCAGTTCTTTTGTAAATCTGACTATGTAGGCCATGATCGCTTCCATCTGTTTCTTCATAGCGATAACGCCAAACCATGCCAACTTTTCTCGCAACTTCTCTGTGGTCAGCAGGTCAACTGCTGGTAATGCAAACTCCCGCACACCATCTTTGGGGGTGTGCAATCGCATCCAGACAACTTCACCATGCTGTGGGTCTTTCATACGCTTTACTACATACAGGTCATGCTCGTAAATAAGCGCGGCATCATCATCCTCATCATCTGACTTCCTGTACACCCCACCGGTTTTCCCGCGAAAGTAGGGGTATGGGTACTCAGGCACGGTATAAGTCACCGGCTTGCTTACGTCTGATGCAGTAAACTGAATGACGTTATCTTCTGGGTCTGCCGCCACAATCTCCTGCCCAAGAACGATAGGAGAAGTAATCTTGCCTTTGTTTGGGCAGTCGCCACATACGCCCGGATGAATCTTGTCAAACGCATCGCAGGTATACGGCCCTTTGATTCTTACTGCTTTCTCTGCTGTCACTACGGGAGAATAGTCAGGGTGCTTGGAAGAGATGTCATGGATAGCTTCGTCCATATCAACGCAGTGAGCCGCTATAGATAGCGCGGCCCGCCAACGAGGTTCTTCTAAACTTTCCTGATCTGCAATCGCCGAAGCCAACTGCGGACATGCGCCATCACGCTCAACCTTCATCATGATGGTGGAGAACCGAGACTGCTTATTCCCCATCAACGACTTTGTTAACTCATTAATCTGAGTACGTGCGTATTCTGGTACTTCTTCTAGCGCACCTACTACCCCTTTAAATTCTTCGTAACTAGTCTCCACCCCGTTGCACATCAGCACCACATCTAGCGGAGGATCGCCTTTGGTGTTGAGAGTTCCGGGGATACGGAGTATTGATGCTGCGTCAGCAGTACGTGCTGGGTCTGCGTGAAGTCCACGTTCATGGCAGATGACTTTTAACCTATCAGCAACGGCTTTCCATTGCAGTCTAGTTATAGCTTCCTTAAGTGGCCAATAAACATGCACCCCACGACCAGAGTTAACTAGTGTCGGTTTTGGCAAGCCGAGGTCAGCGCAGAAGTGTTTAAGGGCTTGCACCCCATCACCCTGTGTTTCGTATGGCTTACCTTCACCGCAGTCGATATCCAACCAGAACGCTTTGATGTTCTTAACGTTGTCTGTTGTGCGGGTGCTGTTTACTTCATACTTGGAACAAGCAAAATAAACATCATAATGCTTTGCTAGTAAATCATCTATTTCTGTTTCAACTTCCTCTAAAGACTGCACGAAAATCTGCTTCGGCATTCCGGTCTTCTTTAGACCTACCACGCAGTACCATCCTTCATCGGAGAGTACTGCGGACAACAAGTCTGTTCTTGCCATTTTTATCGCCGCCAATGCCGAGGTTAAATGGAGAACTTAGCTTGTTTCAGCATGTTCCATATCTTTTCGGAGTTAATTTTACGAGGCAACCATTCCCCTACAAACCACTTGTAAATGGTCATCCTACTAACGCCAAAGTATTCGGCTACATCTGAAACAGGAATTTCTTTGGTAATGCAGAAGCGCCCCAACGCAACGCCGGGGCTTTCCACACTAGCCGCTAAGTTCGCTTTGATGATTCGAGAAGCGTAACCACGGTTGTCCATAATTAATCATCAGTTGACCAACTACTGATCACCTCTGAAAAGTCCTTCTTAGCAGCGGGTTCAATGTCCTTCTTTGCAGTGCGTTTAATAGGCTCTGAAACGTCTTCAGTTTTTTCAACTTTGACCGGTGCCGATATTTTCTTCTTTACACCGTCTGTCGTAGCCGGAGTCTGCGCAATAGCTGCCTTCGCTGCTGGGCTATCACCTTTTTCACGGGCGGTTTCCCACTGCTCACGGGTCAAGAACTTCACTGGCTTGAACGTCAGCTTTGGAGTATCGGAGTCCGAGTCCAAACGCATCTCTGTTATGAGGGTGTTGATGTTCTTACCCTGTGAACCAACGTACTTGGCATACTGCTGGAACGGCATCTTGTCTACATCGCCACGCCCAAAGATCGACGTAGACGGCAGCGTGAGTTGGTATATATCTCCACCAATATCATCAGCCAGCAGAACAGCAAGACGTTGTTGGAATCGGCAAGCGCGGGAGTCACCATTACCAGAACCTTTAACGTTCTGTGGGCAACCTTCGCAGGTTTCGCCTTGTGGGGATTCAATGCTTGCGTCAGGGCGCTTACCATCATTTGACCAGCAGTCAGGTGCCGATGCTTCACCGGCGACGTACTTACCTTCATAGTATTGACGGGCAATATCACGGCCACCGTTAACGATGACAACGTTCATTGCACGATTCTCGTTCTTTGCAACTTCTTCACCCGATACCATGAGACGGAACACGCCCCCACGAATCGAGATACGCTTGGTAGATGTATTACCAGCAAGTGATTTAGTCAGGTCATCAAGCTCAACTTCTTTGAGGTAGTCGGGCAGGTTGTTTGATTGAAACAGTGTAATGTCGCTCATTGCGTTCTCCTAATTACTTACGTTTGATGGTAAATTCATATTCACTATCCACATGCAGTCCGGGCGGGTGTAAGTCTGGGTTACCCTCCATAAAGTCCTTCATGTTTGTTTGGTGAATACGTTTTTCTAAAAGCCCTAAAGCCGCATGGTCTTGCATAAAACCGTAAAAGCTTTCCCAATCGTTAGTCCAATAACGATTTTTTACTGTACGGTATGCGGTGTAGTCGGGAGTAGAAAAAGTGGTAGCGCCAGTCTCTCTAGATAGCTCAAGCAGTTTGTGTTTCAGAACTGCCATTTGATCTTCAAGTTCGGCGGTGTTTCTTTTATACGCACGATAGATGTCTTCTTTTCTATCGCGGATTTTTACATACGTCTCGATAATTTTATCGATGGGGGCATCAATTGCCATTGCGTTCTCCTTTGTTCGGCAATAGCCGATTTCGTATACTACCATACTTCTTTACATTGTCAAGAACTATTCGCTAATTTCGTTCTTGTATAAATCAATAATTTTAGTGTGGTATCCCAACTTATCTTGCAGCGCCGCGTAGAGTTTTGTCTCCACTGGACTGCCTTCGAGATGCACTACAGTAACAGGATTTTTCTGCCCTTGTCTATGGACTCGTGCATTTGCCTGAAGATAATACTCAATGGACGTTATTGGAGCGTACCAGATGACAACATTTGCAGCGGTCAAAGTAACGCCATGCGCAGCAGCTTGTGGCTGAATAAGCAATACCTTTGGATCTGGTTCTTCTTGAAACTTTTTAAATATTTCGGTGCGTTTGTTTACTGGTACGCTACCGTTAATTACTTCACAACTTATTTTTTGTTTTACTAAAAAATCTTTTACTAACGTAATGGTGTGCGTAAATGGTAAGAACACAAGCACTTTAGCAGTGGCCTCCTCAATTACTTCTAACATTGCGTTTAACCGATTAGAGACATCAAACTCTATTACGCTACCGTTGTCGGTGTAGACCGCGCCTCCAGCTATCTGTAACAACTTAGTAAAATTGGCTGCTGCGTTCACAGCGGAAACATCTTCACCCGCTGCGCTAATCAACATATCTTTCTTGAGTTGTTTGTAATATCTAATTTGCTGTGGTGACATAGGTACGTAGCGAGATACGTGGGTAACGTCAGGAAGGTCAAGGCACTCGGCTTTGGTATATCGAATTGCCGGTTGTAGCAACTTATGTACAGTCTGCTCTGAACTAGTCTTTGGCACCCATATAAACCTAGTTAATTGTGTCATCACACTATCTCTGAACGAGGTGTACAGTAATGGAGCGCGTTCGGGTACGCACATCTTTGCCAAACCGTAAGCATCTATCGGCGATTGCGCTGCTGGGGTGCCCGTCATCATCCACATCCACGTTTTGTGTGAAGTTATTTCTTTAAGTGCTTTAAATCGTTTGGTGCGATGATTCTTGTACGCATTGGCTTCATCAACAATAATTAAATCAAATCCGCCGTTTTTAACTTCATCTTTCACAATGTCGAGACCATCAAAATTTATGATGACGTACTCGGCCACGCCATTAATAATTGCTTTTCTCTTGGAACGGTCACCATAGGCAATGTCCACGTTGCGGTGTACAGCAAACTTAAACAGATCGGCTTGCCACGCAGACTGCATAATCGACAGAGGGCATATGATAAGGACTCGGTTTATTGTCCCTTGTGTAAGCAAGTAATCAGACGCCCAAATAGCGGATGCAGTTTTGCCTGTACCTTGCTCGTTAAAGCAGAAGGCTCTTTGATTAACCGTCATGAAAGACGCAGTGTCTTTCTGATGCGCCATTGGTGCAAACAACCCCGGCCAGTTATAGTCGCGTAGGATTGGGGATGGCACTTTTTGTATACCAAGTTTGCTCAATGTACGAGCTTCCTCTAATCCCCAGAAAACCACAATCTCGCTGACATCGCCTTGATGCGCTACTACCTTACTACGCTTGACTGTCTCGGTTATGCGGCTAGGCCACTTGGTGCGCACTACCAGCAGTTTGTTATCTACGATTTGCATTATTTTGGTTCATGGTTTGACTTACGTGGGTATGAACGATTGTCACTTGCGGCCTTAACGCGCAGGTTGCTCTTAGTAGTCTTACCGCCTTTAGACAGAGGCACCTTGTGGTCAACGTCTTTACCGTCACCCTTATGCACTTTGCCAGCTTCTGTCATGATACGCCGCGCTTTGTTACGCTCGGCCCGCTTCTTCTTTACTTTCTCCGTACCATCGTATGTTTCGTATTCGTGCTTGTATGGACGGGGTTTATTTACGTAAGGCATTACCAACTCCTTATTTCCACTTTGAATCTTCGTGTTTAGTTAAGAGGTCAACTACCTTTGTCATCCCAACCAGCTTTGCGTCTCTATATTGTTCTTGCAACTCAGATGCTTCCTCTGGCGCAATATCAAATATTACCGTGCTAATTTCAGAGAACTTAGGAGCAGTGACTACACAATCATATCCGTTCCATGTGAACTTGTTAAGTCCGCGTAAATGTTCTTTAATGACAACTTTCTTATCTCGCACAACCCGATCATGTTGGCTTACAAAGTGGATAATCTTTTTACGTTTACCGGTTGAAGTTTGAATAGATAAATCTCTGTCGGCAAAGTACCGCTTCGTATCCATCCGGTCTAGGGAGAACACCAGTCGCCTTTTACCCTGCTTGACCGACACGTTCCAGCTCTCATCTTTACGCTGCGTCCACCAGTCAAATACGTTTTTAAAAATTATTTTGTAGTGATGTAATACTTTTACTAAATCTTTATTCTCTGCTTCATGTGGGTACATCATTGCAGGGTTGCCACTCCACCGTTTGTTGTAGTGTGAACGGTCTCGATCACTACGTGGTTTGTTTCTTACGTTGACCACCTCTTGTCGCTGCTCTCGGCATACAGAAACTTCACCCGTCTCTTTGTCGATAACTACGTACATAACTAACCACATCAACTTACCTTTTAGCTTTACAACTTCGCCAAACTTATATGGATGCCCTCGCAGTGGTTGCACTCCTAATGGCAACCTAGATAGTTTCAAAGCAAAAAATATTTGCGGGGCTATGCTGTCCTCAGTATCTTCATGAGGAAATGCCACAGCCATCATTGCTGGTAACCCGTCTTCAGTTTTTACAATTACATCTTCATCATCACCTATCATCGTCATCTCCCACGGGTGCGGGATATAGATGCCTAACCGTGTAAAACCTACCCGCTCATCCGCGGATATCCAAGACCATGATGTAGGAAGTTCTACTACTTCAAACATGTGCTTTAAATTTGATAGCAGCGCAGAAAAAGATTCCGAGAACGACGTAGCTTTACCATCAATTTTAGATACGTGGTAATGGGTATATTTTTTTCGTTCTTTTTTTATTACAGTCGGTAATTCATTTGCTGCAATTTCAACAGCATCATGTTTCGTTCCAAACAGGTCAAGCATGTACGATATAAATCGTTTTATGTAATACATAGTTGATTCTCCTAATTACATTCTAAGCATTATGCCAAGGAACTTTGAAAAAAACGATGCACTTCTTTCTTGATATTCCAGTATTAAGTCTTGGACAAGCCTTTCCTCTGGCGTGTATTCTTCTAACCTAAATTTAGGGACATAATATGCTCCTATCCTCGGTGGGGCTTCCTTAATAAATTTACCGTTATGCAACATATTTACCTCCTAGTATTGGCTTCTACCATTATGCTCGCAGTCTTTTACTGCACAGAATTTGCGGCATGTAAAGTTGGGTTTCGGATTCCAAACATTGTGTTGTATCGCTGCCTCCAACTGTTGCACATCGTTAATCCACTTGACCCATGCAACCTGTTGATCATCGCTCTGGTACTCCCTCGGCACTAAGTCTTCTACAACTAAAAACAACAGCCCAGCTTTAATAATTTTTACTTCTGGAAAATGCTTGAACGTTAGTAACGACAGCAACTCCAACTGTTTCGTATCAGCGTACTGACTGCTCTTACTTGTTTTGTAATCAATAATTCTTGCCTTGTCACCGTTAATTACTAGCAAGTCCACGATGCCTCGCGCCCAGACATCTGGGTCATTAAAAGCACATGGGGTGAAATCTTTCTTTAACCCCATCTCATGTTCGCAGTGCTTGTCCCCCTTCAACGCTTTCATTGCATCCAACTGTTTCGTAAACTGACCAAACTTCGGTGGAATCGGCGTGTTATCACGGATGTACTCCTCCGCTGCCTTATGCACTGCACTGCCATACAGAAGGTGCTGCTGTGGCGGCTCCACAATATCTTTTACGATACGTAGGCGGTGGTACTTACGGGGGCACTGTAAAAACAGCGACATGCTGGAGTACGACCATGTGTACTTCATTTAGCTTCCTCTACCTTTATCAAATCCACATACGTCCCGGCTTTGTAAACAAACCTCACACCGATAAGTTCTTCGTTCTCGTCAAAGTAACAGCAGAGCATATGGTTATCGCCCCACGGCGCACCGCTACGCAGACTACTTGTATTTTTACTTGGCATCGGGTAACTCGTTGTCCACTTAACTCGCGGGTTATGTGGCTCTCTTTGGTAGTCGTATAGCTTGATGTCAGGCATTCTTTTCTTCTGCTTCTAGTACACGCAAATCATTAGCAGCATCGGATACTCCGTGCCAATCTTCACGCGCAATCATTACGCGCATGTACTCAATTAGAATCAAACGTTGTGTGTCTAAATCATGGTAGTTGGTATTATGGTCATCCATTATTCTTCTCCTTTAGTTTTTTTTCCGCCCACCAGACCGCAGACTCCCACGCTTGTGTAGTCACCCAACTTTCTCTGTTGCCCTCTTGTATCTCCTCATCCGTCAGCCCCTGCCATTCGCGCTTCGGTGTACACGTATGTATCTCAGCCGGATTCTTTTCGCCACATCGTTCGCACTCTAATAGTCGGATACGTATCTCCCCAAGCAACTCACTTTGTAGGTCGCTCGTCCAATGATCTTCCCAAGCATTAAACACATGCTTTAATAGTTCTCTGTCAGTCATAACTTATGCCCTCTCGCTTGTCTGCATTGTTCTCTGTGCTTGCTATCAAAGTCAGGACTTATCTCAGCTACCCCGCAAGGTAGCTGCGGCTCGTTCAAGATAACTTTAGTCCCGTAGTACAAACTGAACACAGCGATAGCTACGTAGAACGCAACGGCTACGATCTCAGGGGGTTTCATTTCTTGCTTTCATCATTGCATCTGCTAACTCATACGCTGCTTCAGCCATGTCTTTGTAGTCAATATCCCTTTCTTCCATAAACGCGCCCATGATAAAACTATGCACGGCCTTCGCCGCAAAGTAATCACGCAAGTCCATGCCTTCTTCTTTGTGTGTTGGAAATGCTTTCATGTTAGCCCCTCTCTTTAAATATTTTTGTTTGGTTTATTCCAGCGTAAGGCTGCTTGCATCCTGCGTACTGAGACATTTCTAAATTACGTGGCTCATCATGGAATATGCGGTCACGCATAGCAGGGTCGGGCTTGCCATCCTTGGTGTAGTGAAAGAACTTTTCTGGGTTTTGCTTTTTAATTAGTGCTGTGGCATCGTCAATCGCTTTAATCTTTTCAGATAAAGGCTTAATTGCTGTTGCGTTTCGTAACATCAAAATGTGCATGGGGTTTAGTAGTTTCGCAATCATTAACTTCTCCATTTAAAATTTATAGTTTATGTAGCTACAGGGGTTAGCCTTTCCACTTCTTCGCGCCGCCGTAACTATCGCCCATCTTTACTTCACAATTAAGCGGCAATGTTTCTGCCCACTTTGGTCTCCACCTCATACACTCCTGCACATACCTAGCTGCTTCTTCTGCTTCTGCTATCGGTGCAATACAAGCCACAGCATCATGGACTGTCAGCACCACCTTATATCGCTGTGCAATCTTTAACATCTGTTCACCGATCACACACCGCGCAAGTCCTTGGCAAATGTTCTCTACTACCTTACCGCCATAGATTCCATTTGGTCCTTTTCTTGTGTCGTACACAATCTCTGGAACGCCTCGCAGGTGAATAGCCCCACTAAACCTAATCCCCGGATACTTCTGCGGTATACCGCTTGGCATATCAAACCCGACCCCCGGCATGAAATACGTAGCCTGTGGCTGAATACCAAACGGCGCTGCTTTTATATCCCCCTCCGCTAACAATCCTATGCAATCACCTGCTTGTGCCCACAACCTTGGTATGTGCCCAAACTGAGTACGGTACGTATTTAAAATCTTCTTGCAAAACTCCAGAGTCAGTTCCACACCAAACGTTTTCAACTGCATCTGAAACTTCATTGACCCCATACCGTATCCCGCACCAAGGATTGTGGTCTTACCAACAAAGCGTTCTTCCTCAGTAACATTAGCTACTGCCTTACCGTAAATACTCGCCGCCATCATCTTGTACACATCACGGCCTTCTTCAAAGGCTACCACTAAGTCTTTCTGCCCTGATAGCCAAGCGACAATCCTTGCCTCGATTTGAGCAGAGTCGGCGTCGATTAGTACGTATCCCGATGGTGGGCAGATAGCTGTTTTCAGCGTGTTCTTATCCTTGCCTCGGCTCGGCAGGTTTTGAAGGTTTAACTTATCGTCTCCACCCCAACGGCCTGTGTGCGCTGCGTAGTAGCGTAGGGGGACTGGCATATCGCCCCGCTTGGCAATATCGATGAACCTCTGTGTCCGTGTTTCCTCCAACGTGGACTTGGTTCCTAGCCGTGCAGCAACAAGGGCTTGCACCCGCTCATCTGGATACTCTGCCAAAGCCTTAAACCCCTCGTCACTCTTAGCAAACGCCAACGTCGGCTTGCCTGTAGCGGGGCTGACTTTCATCGGCGGCACAACTCCATACTCCTGCAACTTCTCTGCAAACTTAGGGTTGGATAACAGCGTATCCCTATCGGAACAGGCTTCGGCGATTAATTTTTCCTTACGCTCGACCACCTCAATAAGATGCTGCTCAAGTAACGGCAGGTTCAACTGCAACACAGGATCAGTGAACATACTCAGGGTCAAATCAATTAGTTTCAGTTCTTTCTTAGTAAGCCCGTCCCTGAGTATGTGGAACAGCTTGTACGTAATCTCGACATCGTTAATACAATACCTGCCGTACTGTGCCAATTGCTCGGTAGGAAAGTCCAGCCGACGTAACCCCTTTGCGGTAACCACTTCAGTGCCTTTAGTGCCTATCGCGTAACGATCTGCGAGTTTTGCCAAACTGTTCCCAACTTCCACACCGTCTACGGCTCTGGCCATTGATAGCGTATCAAGCCACCCCATCGGTTTAATGCCAAACTTCCAAGACATAATCGCGCCATCGAACAGCATGTTGTGCGCAAGTACAAGAGACGAACCCCAATCGAACTGATTGAACCAAATCTTGGTCTGCTCATGCGTACCGCTAAACCATTGCGTCTCTCCATCGCCAACCTTTACTGCTACGCCGATAACCTCAAAGCGATCATCACGCACGTACTCCTCAGTCGTCAGCTTTGATAGGCTGAACTCCTGATCGTAATAAGTTTCGAAGTCGATTGTGATTATGTTCAAAGCAATCCTTTCTGACGCATAGCTTCTGCTGTTTGTGTTGGAGTTTTGTAAACGCCCGCCATCTCGTTCTCAATAATCTTCAACGCTTGCTTCGTTAGACCCTCTGGGGTAATCATAGAAGTCGGGTTCGTCATACGTTGCGTTATTGTTTCGCCCGGTATGTACGATCTTTGTTTTTCTTCGCCCTCAAAAATAAGTTCTACGATCCGCGTTTTGGTAGCTTGTCGGCGGATTCGGCGCACAGCAGTGGCTATCGCTACGCGATCCCTAAAAGAATACAATCCGTCATCAACAATTGCTACGTAGCCATTCGAATGGAGAGTACGCCGCGCCCATATCGCTTTAGGATCTCCTTCTAATTTATCAATCAGCATCTTCACTTCGGTGCTGCAAAATTTGTACGCAAGTTTTTCAATTATTGATTTCACGTTTTCTCCTCGGGAACGGTCATAGGATCGGTCATCAGCCTAGCGTGTCCAGCCACGCTTTCAGATCGTCCACGTTGGTTTCGTTGATGACAAAGGCTATCCCGCCAGCGTCACGTATTTGTTTAAGCTCTCGCTCTTGTAACGCAGTGGGTTTGTTGTTACCCGCTTTTGTTTCTATAGCAAAGAAGTGGCCTCGGTAACAGCCTACAATATCAGGGACACCGCTACGTCCATAGCCCCCAGTAGCAGGCATAAAGTGGTAGATACTACGCCGCAATAATTCAGCGCGAACTTTGGTTTTAACTTTACTTTCGGGGGTGGACATTGCACTCTCACTACAGCTATAAGTGGACTTAGTATAGAACGGAAGGGGGGAGGACGCAATAGCTTTTGCTATTTATTTTCGCTATCGCGTTGGAGATATTGATAGATAAAAAAAGGGGACAAACTGACCTGAAGTCAACTTGTCCCCAAAGAACGCAGTTATCGTTGCTGAACGCTAACTAGTGGTAATTATCTCACCACCCGTCAGGTAATACCAATTAGTATTATCAATCACAAACTTAATGCCGATAGATTCTACTGGTTGTTTATGTTCTAACATACGCATCATAGCCAGCTTAGTTTGATACAACTCAGGCATCTCATAAGTATCGCTGAACTTTTGTAAGCGCATCTCATCAGTCAAGCCAGACGCATCATGTATTACTACACCTAGCAGCGTACCATCACGCTCTTCCTTGACCACAATGCCATTGGCATTTTTGTAGTCGTTGTTTACTGACACGGCAATCCTAGATGTATTCATCAACTTATCAAGATTAGGTTTTGCCACCAGCTTAGTTAGCTCTACACTTAGAGTCGGCACTTCACCTCTGCTTACTTGCATAGCAAGTTCCATCAGCGGGAGAATACTATCTTCACCAGTACGCTCGGCTTGCCGCACCGCGTTGTACTGCACCCCACCAATCTCAGAACTCATCTTCTGCTTTATCTTAGTGATAATCTCCGTTGCCGTTGATACCTGAGCAAAAACTCTTACCGACGTTTTCAATGCTTCCTGCGGCAACTTAGTTACCTTTTGATGTCGAGCACCTATGCGGTTTTGGATACGTGATGAATTTATCGTATACACATCGCACTTACCCTGACTCCTAAAAGATGCGTAGTCAATTCCAATAGAACCTACCTGCTCGTTGCCGTTGAACACAGAAACTTCGTGGATAACTTTGTGTTCTATTACACACCCAACAGTAAGAGACTCGAACGTAAGGTTCGGCACTTTGTGGTACAGCTTGGTCAGCAACTTCTCTAGCGGTTCATGCAGCGGGAAGTCGATGTGTTCGACTTTCTTTTTGAGTTTCATGTTATTCCCCTTACCAATTAAATTTAGCTAAGATGCTATCGACCTTGTCCTTAACTTCGGAACGTACTTCTTCATGTTCCTTCAGGTCATCGGTATCTACGGTATGTATCACCTTCTTCAACTGCACTCGTGCATCCTCTAGCTTCTGGTCATTAGTTATGTTGAGACGACCAAGCAGCTCCACCAAGCTATGCGCATTTGATAGCATCGTATCGTGAAAGACCCTACGCTTCCCGTCCTGACCATCTGTCAGTCTGTCGCTCATGTGCAAGAGACACTCGTGTAGCCGTCCCCAGATATCACGCATGGCTCCCTCAAGACGCTGGTTGAAATGCTCGGCGTACTGAGTAGCGAGTTCGGCCTTGGCTTGCTCGTTGATGTCGATACGGAAATCCCCTGCTGTCGGCACAGGGCTAACAGCGTAGTGAAAGCGGAACTTGTGGGTTATCGATTCTACATCTGGATACTCTTCACGATCAAAGAGATCACCCAACTGAAAAGCCGCAGCAGAGATCAGCGTTGGATACTGTTTTAGGAAGTTAGTAGTCAACTCATCAAAGTTAGTCTGGTGCAAATCCATCTGCGACTTGAAGCCGTTGAAGAAATGCTCGGCTGTCACAATACGTTGGCCGTTGTCAGACCAAGGCATTGAGTTCAAGTTATTCCACAGACGAACCTGCGCCGCATACTTCACGACCGCTTCAAGTGCGGGGCTACCTGCCAGCAAGTGCTTATGGTAGTTACCTGCCTTCACCTTGGTGTTCTTGGCGGAGTCAACTTCGAGGCCCACCTTCTTGTCCAGCTTCCTAGCAGTCCAGCAAGAGATGCTGAGTTCTACCAGCAGCGAGGACGATGCTATACCATACGTTTCGAACGTTGGCGTTTCAGCGATTGCGTTCATTTGTTTTCTCCTTATTCTACGTAAATAGATTGACCATGCTTCGGTACAAAGTCTTTGTTGCCTACCACGCACCACAACACAGGCGCAGATGTGCGGTTCCACTCATGCCACGCATCACCATAGAATTCACCATCGGTTAGCATGATGATGCACTGCGGTGTAATGTGGTTAGCTTCAAGATAGATCGGCACACACTCAGGTTGCGTACCGCCACCACCTCTAGGCTTGGTTGTGTTGATCAGGTTCTCGACTTCGGCTCCGCGATAAGTCTCCCTTGCTACTACGTGGCTATCCCAATACAGTAGTTCAACTGTCTCAGGTGCTACGTCATCACAGATCGACTTAATCTCTCCCATGAACTGTGACATCGTCTCACCGAAAATAGAACCTGACGCGTCAGCACCGATAACAAACGTCTCTGCCTTCTCTGATATCGTACTCGGCATGATGATGTCCACGCCAAGATACCTACGGTTAGGTCTACGCCACGTTGACTTGTCACCACCACGCATACTTGTCTTGATGAACATGCGCAGTGCTTCCTTCCAATCAACCTTCGGGTGCAGCAGCTCGTCGATGCCACGCGGGACGTTACCTTTCATCTTCCCTGCCAAGATAGCACCCTCGCGTAGAGCGTTATCAATCTCGCTCAGTAGCTCATCTTCTTCCTCCTCTGAAAGTTCACCGGCACCTTTCCAATCATGCTCGTCAAAGTTCTTCCCACTACCCTGACCCGCAGGACTTCCTGACCCATTGTCAGTTTGTCCCCTAGACCCACCGCTGCCTTTGCCATCACCATCATCGCTGCAATGTTCTTTCTTCAGGGCGTTGTAGACTTGCTTGGTATCCATACCGCGATACTGCTCGTCTAGCAAGCCAAGCAACTTCCCCTCAGCATCACGCGGCATCTCTACCACAGTCCTATGTGGATCAGAGTCAATGATCTGTAGGTTGATAACAAAGTCCATCGCAGCGTTAGCAAGCTGTGGATTCTCTTTGGCAATGCTGTTCCACACCGTCAGGTGACGGTACGCCTTGTGCATCGCTTCGTGAACCACAACAAACGCAAGCTGCTTGTCGTCTAGCATATCGACAAAGGCTCGGCCATAAACTACATCTCTCCCGTTCGTCATTGCAGTCGGCACGGTTTCGCTTACTGATACCTTACCCACCATGAACACACCAGAGAACAAGCAGAAGTCCTTGTGTCTCATAAGCTGCGCGTGTGCGCGTTCGACCCGCTTCTCAGCGGATAGTTTTACTGAAGCCATTGCAGTTCTCCTAGAATAAGTATTGGTTTTCGCGCATCCAGTTGATGAACGCGCTGCTGGTCATAAGGATATTCTTCTTGTCCTCGTTCTTGCTTGTGGTGACACAGAACACAGACTGCAACTCTTTCGGTGTACGCTTCAAGTACTCGAACCAAGCACCGATGTTGCCGCGATCAATCTTCTGCGCTGCGCCGTACGCCATGATGCAAAGTGCTGCTGCGTTAGTAGGTACAGGTGCGCCCTTCGGATCTCTGATCACCTCTTCCCACGTTGGCATTGAGTCGGCCACCTCTACATACGCAAGCAGGTCACGCGCTGAAGGCTCACCGATAGTCCCGCACAGTGCTGCGATCATTGCGTTACGCGAGACATGTTGACGCTTTTTCAGTATGTTGCTTGCACGATGACCTGAACGCTGCGAGAAAAACGACTTCTGCGGTGTCTTTGGATTGAAGATGTGGTTGTTATCCTTCTGCGATGGATCTTTGTAGGAAGCCATCACCTCTGGATACTGACGTACGAAAGCCAACAACTCAGGGGCGTAGTGCATACGTGTACCGTAGTCCACATACTCTTCCCATGTAGCCTTGCGTACTGGCACGACCGTCATACGGTTCAAGCTGTGTGCTTTCAGCATATCGCCCACGCCATCAGACAAGTTGTTACCCGCTGTGATTACGATGCTATCAGGGTGCAGCTTCATACCGCCGATACGACGCTCGTTCAATAGTGGGTGCAGCATGTTCTGCACAGCTTGGCTTGAAGGCTTGGTAAACTCGTCGATAAAGATCACCATTGGTTCTTGCTTATGGAAACCCCAAACCTCGTTCGGATACAGCGATGTTGTCTTAGTCTCATGGTTCGGCATTGGTATACCGATGTCACCCAGCTCGGTGTTAGGCGTGTCGATGTACACACCACGATAGGCGGTGCGCTGCACCAGCCGCTCAAACATTGCAGTTTTGCCAATGCCAGGCTCGCCCACCAGATGAATAGCGTTCTCGGTGCCAATGGTAAGGATAAGTTCTTCAGCTTCAGCAAGGGATACTTCTACGTTCATGCGAATTTCCATTTTTATAACTCCTAGTTGCGACGTTCTGACCGTATGTCAGTTTGTCTTTAGACTGCAAACGAAATGGTTGCTTCCGATTTGTACTGCAAGTACTTGACGTTCTCATCGAGAACAACTTTGCCTTTCTCCATCACTTCCTTCTTGAATAGGAAATCGGCATACTGATACCGGCAGAGGTCATAGAAAAAGTCCCGCGCCTTCTGCGGTGTGATCTCGTACTTGTATACCTGCGCCGCCCAGTCATACATCTTGTCCGCTGCGTTGACTGCAATCTGCTCGGCCAAGGGCATGTACCACCGGAGTCTGTCCTCGCTCGTATCCAACATGGCCAAGTTGAGCGAGTTGAAAAACTCTTCGCGCTCCCTGATCTGTGGCCTGCTGTTCCACCGTAGATCGCCCTTGTCCACCGATAGCTTCTTCTGCTGAACAATGTCGGGCGCCACGCGTGTACCTACCATCTGTGTGTAGTAAGTTAGGTATTCAGTGAAATCGGCGTAATGCTTCCTGACTCTCGCCATCATTTCCTTGTCCAATACCCACGCACTCTCGGAAACCCCACCGGTTACTTCATTGTCGGCACTCAATCTCAGAATCCTTTCAAATCTATGTTCACCATTGGCAGGTGACCCATCGCTGAAATACAACTTGCCCCGACGACGAGTTACGCCTGACCACTTCGACATGCCAGAACCAAATTCACCCGCAGCGTAGGCCGCATGAGCAGCTTGGCTTTGGTTGAACCGAGTACGCAGGACGCTGTTGATGAAGTCCATTGTCCCTACGGTTTCCCAACCTCCGTTGTTAAGCAAGACGCTGTTGTCAGGGAAAAACGTAATCAGCGGCGCGTTGTGGAAAGAGAGAATGATCGATCCCACATTGCCATTAACGTCTGTGATGACGTTGATCAAACTCCTGTCGTACCGACGGTTGCTCCCAAGCGGACGAAGCCCTTTGCTCCGCCCTCTCTTGTATGGCTCCCTGCTTTCATACCAAGCCAGTGCTTCTTTAAAGTTACTGATCTTTGGCAGATTGTCTCCTCTGTACATAGTTACCTCCACTCAGCTTTGTGTTTGATTTGTTCGGCGATTGTATTGACCAGCACCTGCATGGCTGTGATCACACCGATCTTGTCTACCGGATCAAGGGTCTCGATGATGCTGTATGCGTACTCGTACGCTTCCTCGATGGTGTTGCGTGTTGCGAACAAGGGTGTTTGTAAGCCCTTTGCTAAATTGATAACGTCACCGCGTGATGACTCCTGTGACTCGTACTGCGCTTCTACTGATCTCATGTTGCTCTCCTTGGTTGGACATTCTGACGGGGTGTCAGTTTGTCGTTGCGGTTATCTTGTTGCATTTAACTCGGCTATTTCCGATTTCATTTTGTTAAACACCCGCGCCTTGACTTGTTGGTTAAGGCGTAGCTGCACCTCGCGGACTGAGACTTGCTTACCAAAGAACCCATACAGCAGTTCGTTGCTACCGCGTATCCATTGAATCTCCTCTTCCCTACGTCTTTTGTATCCTTCATAGTTCATAACAGCCCCCAGAAGCCAAGCAAAGTCATTAGCAAAGCACCAAGAGTTGCGCCTACAATTGCACCTGCCAGCGCAGCGAGTAATGCCAGTATTTCTCTGTCGTCTAGTTTCATATCAAACCCCCATCATTAGTACAGCGGTGAATAGCATAGTCGCGCAGTAAACTGCGCAAAGTATTTCGTAGCCGTAGTCTTTGATCTTGCTCATTCGGTTTCCTCCTCGTATTCAATTACCAATGTCCACTTGAACCCACCACGCACTCCGTCCGTTTCGCACTCAAGCAGAAGCCGCGCCAAAGAATCGATTTGTTCTATGGTTGCATCAACGTGGTAGTTGGCCTCAATATCTTTATCTGCAACAGCAAGCGTTCTCATGTTGTCCTCTTTGGGTTAAGTTGCTTCAGTGTCTCCATGCTGCTGATGTAGTAATAGTTGCTCTTGTTCAGCGGTGCGATGCAATGCTTGACCTGCTTGGCTGCATCTTCCCCGCAGCGTAGGCACATCTTGTAGCCAAGTTTGTAACGCGCATGGGATATGAACCCGCCACACACTACGCACAAGTACCGCGCATCTTCGTTACTCATTTGCCATCTCCTTGTTGCTGTCGGCGTTGCTTTGGGGCAGCGTCTCTGGGTTGGTACGTGCGCAGGCTTGGCATATGGTGTGTCCGTAAGCTAGGCGCGTCTTGCCGATGGGGTTGGTTACGCATCGTCTGCAAGTGTTGGGGTTGCGTGGGTTGTGTTGCTTGATACGTTTAGACATGTTGACCCTCCGTCAGTTTGTCGTGGTTGATTTGGATGGTGCTTGCGCTAGGGGCGATCTCCCACTAACCCCTCTATTATAGCATAATAACTATACAAAGTCAAGTTAATGTCTTAGCTTTCCCAACGGCAGTTGGGATTATTCGGGTGATTGTCCGGTGTGTGGAGCTGTTGTCTTTCATGATAGGCAGGTGGGATTTATAAAAACTTTTTGGTTTTGGGTGGCAACGGTGGCAACCTTTTGTAGGCTTTGCTGCTTTGCTTGCTGTGTATGCAGAGTTTTTGGTGTGAGCTACGTGAGCTTGATGTTATTTTGCTATTGTTCGAAAATATGGCTGCAATGTTCTGTGTTTTTGGTTTTTTCGAACATTGTAGTTGTTGAATTGCTATTGTTCGAAAAACGGCCTAATGTTCTGGATTTTTTTAAATTTTCGAACAATAGAACCTAGTGTACATGCGCATTGTACGGATTGTACCTAATGTTCTCTATATTTAAGAGAGAGAGAGTGGCGCTAAAAAAAGGTATGTGCTTTTTAGAGATGCACTTGCCGGTAAGCGTGGTCGAACTGCGTTTGGCGTACGCGCTCAAAAACACCGGAACATTAGAACAATACGGAACAATTGCCACATTCATAACGCTTTTTTGAGACAAAACCCAATGTAATCAACGGGTTACGTCACTTTTATAATGTTCGAAAATTTCCTTGTAATGTTCTGCGTTTTTGCTTTTTTCGAACAATAGGCTGCAAAAAGTGCTTGACAGGATTAAAAGTGGGGGGTAAACTGCACCTGTGCAGTTTAGTTTTGGACACACTGACGCAATGTCAGAATGTCGCTGTAAACGTAGCTGTGGGAATTCCCCATGCAAATGGCTACCGCGTTGGAATGACCGTTCTCTCCCTTCTGTTGCAAAGACAACAACGTCGTGAAAATACAACGTTGCCTGGTAGCATCGTATTAAAAGTAATTTCCCTAAGATCATAGGAAAGTAGGATAATTATTCCTGACGCAATGACATGGGGTCAGCGCGTCTTTCTTTTGGAGGTTTTATGACCGCAGCAAAATCCGGCGAAATGTTCGCCCGTAGTGAGATCGAAGCAACCGAAGCCCTTGAGATCTTTGCCCGCGAAGTTGGAACCGAGCCGTCCTATGAGGCGTGGCAGGCCGCTCGCGTGGAGTTCGTTAACGGTTACGTTATGGTCAAGCCGCAGACCAAGGGCGATGCGTCCGACAAGGCCTTTCAGCGGTTCAAGGACCGCCTTGTAGATCGTTTTGGTATCACCGTACCAAAGGCCACTAGCGAAGCCGCAATCAAGAAAGCCGCAGAGCGCAAGGCCAAGGAGGAGAAGTTAGTAGCGAAGTATTCGGACGCTACGCCGACGCTACTACGCTCCCAGATCGAGGCTTGCTATCAGACACTAGCCAAAAATCCGGATAGCAAAGTAGCCAAGGCGCAAGCCACCGAATTGGCGAAGGTTTTGAAGATCAAGACCCGCGATGATGCCAAGGCCGAGCGTGACGAACTCAAGGCCGCCAAAGACGCTGTACGCGAGGCTCTGAAGGATTGCGATGATCTGTATAAGATTGAAGCCGCCCTTGTAGCATTGCAATAATCCTACTAACCCAGCAAACCCCGCCTAATCAGCGGGGTTTTTTATTTTTTGCAAAAGTGGCTACCGCGTTGAAATGACCGTTCCCATCCCAAAACCTATTAATTTCCCTGGGTTGATAGGGAAACCCTATAGATCAAAACCCGACCGGATGACCGACTAGTCATTATGTCAACGAAAAATAAATCAAATATCTCTTGATACGATGATAGGAAACATGAGATAATCGCTTTACTGATTCAGCAATAGGGCTGGTCAGTTTTTCAGGAGATTCAAAGATGGAAAAGCAAATTGTCGCGGAACAGGTTTCCGCATTGTCCGCCGATCAGGCACTAACCGCCAAAGACTGCGGTTTCCAGTATGCTCGCAATCAACTAGCGGTTTTCGAAAACGGCAGGGACTATGCTTCCATGCTAGGAACTGATCCTACTTTCGACCAGTGGGAAGCAGGTCGCATTAGCTGGGTGGCGGGATACGTCGAAGCAAATCCAGCGAACACCGGCAACGCCGCTGATAAGGCTTGGAACCGATTCGCCGGTTTACTGGATGAACTATTCGGGCTGGTCAAGCCGAAAGCATTATCAGCGGCAGCAACTAAGAAGGCCGCCGAACGTGACGCCAAGCAAAAGGAAGTATTGGCAAAACATGGTGACTTAACGCCGACAATGATTCGCGCACAGATGGAAGCCGCGTATCAAACACTAGCAAAGAATCCCAGTAGCAAAGAATCAAAGAAGCAGATCAAGGAACTAGAGCAGGTATTGAAGGTGAAGCAGTCAGCCGAGAATAAAGAACTGGGCGAAGAACTGAAAACCCTTAGAGCAGCGGTTAAGACTGAAGCAGGTAAGTGTACTGACATCGACTTGCTTCAATCAATTCTCGACATGTTAGTGGACGCAATACCCGAAGCAGACCTATAACTAACTAGCACCAACTTGAACCCAGCTTAGGCTGGGTTTTTTTACGTCCGCAGCCGACAGGCTGGACCCAGTCAAATCGGCATCCCGCCGACCCCACTACCCGCCCACCCCCCAAAAAATCAATCACCACCCTATCGCGCTATATACACTCTAATTTGCTCGTTACATCACTCGTTTTTAAAATACCCCCACCCCCATATAAAAAACGCACGTAGCTAGTAAACTGCGTTTTGCAAAACACCCCCCATGCCTTTTCAAATTGCCAACCCCCCACCCCCTATATTTTATTTTTTAAAATGGTGTGGTATATTTTGCATCGTCGAGAAAGCAGATGGTGCTGGCAGGGGACTTTGGTCAGTTCACCCCACACTGGAGCGAGTATTGACAACTTATTTATCTGTCTCCCAGACAAGGCAGAACATGACGATTGAGATCCAACCTACGGAAGATGTGCCCGTCCCCAAAGATTTGGGCGATGAATTCGGCGCGTCTTTGCAGGATAATGCCCGTGTTGTTGCCAACACGGCTGCGCTCATGGCGGAACTTGGTATGCCCTTCGAGATGACGGAGGATGACGAAAAGTTAGCCCACGACTTATTTAAGCAAGTCGATGCCAAGAAGCACAAAACCTCCCAAGACCAGTACAACCCCTCAGTTCTATATCAAGGTAACGTAGCGTTAAAGCTGTCGGCCCTACTTACCGAGTATGACCAGCGTGTAGTCTTAGATGCTACACAAGCACGAACCTATATAACTAATAGACTCCTTGAGATATCCTCCTGTGGTGACGCTAGGTATGAACTTAAAGCAATTGAACTCTTTGGCAAACTCTCAGATGTCGGTGCATTCGCAGAGAAGTCCGAAGTTATCATCACTCATCGCACCTCCGAAGACCTCAAAACCGCAATTGCAGACAAAATCAACCGTCTGCTGGCTGCTCAAGCGGCAAATACTATCGATATAACCCCCGAATACGACACTTTAGAGGCTGAATTAGGGCTTATTGAGGCTCCAAAACTGGAGGAAGAGCCAGAATGAACCCCCAAGAGCTGCAAAATCTCTTGAAAATGCTTCCAAATCTACCTGAAGCACAGCTCCGTGACCTCTACGCCTCCCTAGAAGAGCATGAAGTAATACAGAAAAGAGAAAATGCAGCTAATAACTTCATGGATTTTGTCCATAAAGTGTGGCCTAACTTCATAAATGGAGCGCATCATGGCAGGATGGCGAAAGCGTTCGAGAGAGTGGCAAGGGGTGAGTGTAAGCGGCTTATTATCAATATGCCTCCTCGTCATACTAAGTCCGAGTTTGCTTCTTATCTACTACCTGCTTGGTTTCTGGGCAATTTCCCGCACAAAAAGGTCATTCAGACCTCCCATACAGCTGAATTAGCGGTTGGTTTCGGTCGAAAAGTGCGAAATCTGGTCGATTCCGAGGTATTTCACGAGATTTTTCCGGATGTAAGCCTACGAGCCGACTCCCAAGCAGCAGGTCGATGGAACACATCAGCAGGTGGTGACTACTTTGCTATTGGTGTGGGTGGTGCGGTGACCGGTAAGGGTGCCGACATACTAATAATAGATGACCCACACTCAGAACAAGAAGCGGCGCTGGCCGAGATAAACCCAGAGATATACGACAAGACCTACGAGTGGTACACATCAGGTCCACGACAGCGACTCCAGCCGGGTGGCTCTATTATTATAGTAATGACTCGATGGTCTAAGAAAGATCTAACGGGCCAAGTGGTAAAAGCCGCGTCGCAGCGGGGGGGAGACGACTGGGAGGTTATTGAGTTCCCTGCAATCCTACCAAGTGGGAATTCTTTGTGGCCCCAGTTCTGGTCTTTGAAGGAACTTCAGGCGCTAAAGGAAGAACTGCCCAACCAGAAGTGGATGGCGCAGTATATGCAGAACCCCACCTCTGAGCAGTCTGCGATTGTGAAGCGGGAGTGGTGGCAGATATGGGAAGAAGAGTCTCCACCGGAGTGCGAGTTTGTTCTACAGTCTTGGGATACGGCGTTTGAGAAAAACAACCGCGCCGACTACAGTGCATGTACGACATGGGGGGTGTTTTACCAGCCGGATGACACTGGGATTTCACAAGCTAATATTATCCTACTCAATGCGTTCCGAGACCGACTGGAGTTCCCATCCCTAAAGAAGAAGGCAATTGAGGAATTTCGGGAGTGGGAGCCGGACTCGATTATCATTGAGAAAAAGGCTACCGGTGCGCCTCTTATATATGAGATGAGGGCGATGGGGATTCCGGTGCAGGAGTTTACTCCGGGTAAAGGTAATGACAAGATTTCAAGATTGAATGCGGTTGCTGATCTGTTTGCATCTAAACGGGTTTGGATACCCAACACACAATGGGCAGAGGAAGTTGTAGATGAGGTGGCGTCTTTCCCCGGCGGAGAGCATGACGACTATGTTGACTCTGTGTCCCTTGCAATGATGCGTTTTAGACGAGGTGGCTACATCCGTACAGACTTGGATGAGCCTGAAGAAGTTAAAGAGTTCAGACGGCAGCGTCCGTACTACTGAGGGCTGATATGACTATTTTTGAGACTATTAAGTTCTGGTGGCGGATTAAGAGAGCCAACCGTAAACTGCTCAAGCAAGTAAAAGAGGCTGACAAAACGCCCTATACAACAACACCCGAAGACGTTGAGAATTGGATTAAAAACAACCCATTTGGCGTAACGCGAGAGGATTTGAACGTGAGTCATATGATGCAAGTGACAGCCCCGTCTGTTACAACCTTTAAGGAATTTGAACATGGCAATCGATAAAGCATTGAATCAAGCCCCGCTGGGCTTAGGTGTGGCTGGGGCTATGCAGCCCGAGACTATGGAGCCGGATCTGGAGATTGAGATTGAAGACCCAGAGTCAGTAACTATTGGTATGGGTGGCTTAGAGATTGAGATCGAGCCGGGTGAAGACGAGGACGACGAGTTCAACGAGAACCTTGCCGAGAAGATTAGTGAAGATGCTTTGGAATCGCTTGCGTCTGAACTTACCGCTGACTATGAAGATGACATAGCTAGTCGCAAAGACTGGATGCAGACTTATGTAGACGGCCTTGAACTGCTGGGTATGAAGCTAGAAGAGCGAAGCGAGCCTTGGGAGGGTGCCTGTGGCGTGTACCACCCACTCTTGGCGGAAGCCCTTGTAAAGTTCCAATCCGAGACCATCATGGCAACTTTCCCAGCCGCTGGTCCGGTTAAAACGCAGATCATTGGCAAAGAAACTCCAGAGAAGAAAAAATCTGCCGAACGTGTTCAACATGATATGAATTATCAGCTTACCGAAGTGATGACTGAGTATCGTGGTGAGCACGAGCGCATGTTGTGGGGCTTGGGTCTGTCTGGCAATGCGTTTAAGAAAGTGTATTTTGACCCGTCACTGGATCGTCAAGCGTCTATTTTTGTCCCTGCCGAAGATGTCGTCGTGCCCTATGGTGCGAGCAATTTACAGACTTCTCCGCGTGTAACCCATGTGATGCGTAAGACCGAGAATGAGCTGAAAAAGCTCATGGTAGCTGGGTTCTATCGTGACGTGGATATGGGGGAACCAGTTAACTCGTTAGATGATGTAGAGAAGAAAATTGCCGAGAAGATGGGTTTTCGCGCTACGTCTGATGATCGCTACAGGCTCTTGGAGATGCAGGTTGATTTAGACCTAGAAGGGTATGAAGATCCGGATGGCATTGCATTACCTTACATTGTCACTATCGAGAAGGGCACCGGCACAGTACTAGCTATTCGTCGAAACTACGAGCCAGATGACGAGACTAAACAGAAGCGCACTCACTTCGTCCACTACGGCTATATCCCCGGCTTTGGCTTCTACTACTTTGGCTTGATCCATTTGATTGGCGCGTATGCTAAGTCAGGTACTTCTATCTTAAGACAACTCGTAGATGCGGGCACGCTTGCCAATTTGCCGGGTGGTCTGAAGACTAAAGGTATGCGTACTAAAGGAGACGATACACCTATTTCCCCGGGTGAGTTCCGTGACGTAGATGTGGCGTCTGGCACCATACGCGACAACATAATGATGCTGCCATACAAGGAACCAAGCCAAGTACTGGCTGGTTTGATGGATAAGATAGTAGACGAGGGAAGACGATTTGCTGCCGCTGCGGATCTCCAAGTTTCCGATATGTCTGCTCAAGCACCAGTAGGCACAACCTTGGCGTTGTTAGAGCGGCAGTTAAAAGTTATGTCTGCTGTTCAGGCTCGCATCCACTTTGCGATGAAACAAGAGTTCAAGCTCTTAAAGAACATCATCGCTGCCTATGCTCCAGAAGAGTACAGCTACGATCCAGCTGATGGCGACCGCATGGTTCGCCGTAAAGACTACGACAATGTGGATGTGATTCCAGTTAGCGATCCAAATGCTGCAACCATGTCGCAGAAGGTTGTGCAGTATCAGGCTGTAATGCAGATGGCACAAGCAACACCACAAATCTATGACATGGTCGAGTTGAATAAACAGATGCTTGAAGTTTTAGGTATCAAGAATATTCATAAACTTGTCCCCGGCGCAGAAGATCAGAAACCAAAAGATCCTGTGGCCGAGAACATGGCGATTATTAATATGAAGCCGGTTAAAGCGTTCGCGCATCAAGACCACGAAGCTCATATCCAAGTGCATATGTCCGCTATGCAAGACCCCAAGATTGCACAGATTGTGGGCCAAAACCCTCAAGCACAAGCAATGATGGCCGCAGGTATGGCGCATATTAACGAGCATGTTGCCTTCCAATATCGCAAGCAAATTGAAGAGACGCTTGGTGTACCTCTGCCGCAAACTAAAGATGATGAAACCATACCGCAGGATATTGAAAATCAAATTGCCAGCATGATGGCTATGGCGTCTGTTAAGTTGTCCCAGAAGAACCAAGCCGAAGCTACACAACAGAAAGCACAAGAAGCTGCACAAGATCCTATTGTTCAAATGCAGATGAAAGAACTGGAGCTTAAAGCGAAAGAAGTTGGCATTAAAGAGAAGAAACTGGAGATTGACGCTGCCACACAGGAAGAAAAACTCCGCATTGAGCATGAACGCATCAACGCACAGAAAGAAATTGCAGGGCTTCAGGTTGGCGCAAAAACTACCCACTCTAAGAATGAACTTGAGTCTCGTATGCAGGCCGACGGTGTAAGGCTTGGTATGCAAGCAACCAAGGATCGTATGGAGTTAGATTCTAAGCAGGAACTAGAGAAGATGCGAATCCGTGCAAGTATGGCAAAACAAAAGCCTAATAAGGAGTAATCAGTGGACAAAGCACTGGAAATTATTCGCAATAAGATTAATGAAAAACAAGCGCAACTTGCTCACGCTGTGAGTGAGGGCGTTGCAAAAGATTACACAGAGTATCGTGCAATGTGCGGGGAGATTCGAGGTCTATCCATCGCAGAAGGGTTTCTATTAGACCTTGCAGACCAAATGGAGCGTAACGACGATGACTGATTCAATCATCATTGCAACAGAAGACGGTGAAGTACCGCAAACGGCAGAAGAAAAGGCTAAACAATTACCGCAACCTTCGGGGTATCACATTCTGGTGACATTGCCAGAAGCCGAAGAAAAGTTTGAAAGCGGCATTATTAAGTCAGATGAAACTCGTAGGTACGAGGAAGTATTAGCAACGGTATTTTTTGTTGTGGCTCTAGGCCCAGATTGCTACAAAGACGAAAAGCGTTTTCCAAACGGCCCGTGGTGTAAACCGGGGGATTTTGTTTTAGCTCGTCCTAATAGTGGTACACGCTTGAAGATTCATGGCAAAGAGTTTCGCATGATTAACGACGACACCGTTGAGGCTGTCGTGCAAGACCCACGCGGTATTAGCCGCGCATAAGGAGAAGTAAATGATGGAAAACACAGAATTTGAGTTCCCGGATGAAAAGGAACTAAAAGAAGGCGGTAAAGTTGAATCTAAACAAGACAGCTTAGACTTTGAAATTGAAGACGACACCCCGCCAGAGGATCGTAATCGGGAGCCAATGCCCAAGGAACTTGTACAAGAACTTGAACAAGATGAACTTGAGGACTACTCCGAGAAGGTTAAAACCCGCCTAAAGCAGATGAAGAAGGTGTGGCACGACGAGCGTAGGGAGAAAGACCAAGCCTTGCGGGAGCGTCAGGCTGCGGAAGATCTGGCCAAGCGGATGCTTGATGAGAATAAAAAGCTCAAAACTAGACTTAGTGAAGGTGAGCGGTCTTATTTAGATACATATAAGAACGCTGCCGAATTAGAGCTAAATGTTGCCGAAAAAGCATATAAATCTGCTTATGAAGACGGTGACTCCGAGAGGTTGTTAGAAGCACAACGTAAGATTGCTGACGCTAACTATAAGTTACAAAAAGCAAAAGAATACGTTCCCTCTTTACAACCAGAAGAAAATGATGTACAACCTCAGCCAGAAGCCCAAGTGGCTCGCCCTGACCCAAGAGCTGTTGCGTGGCAAGAGCGCAATACATGGTTCGGTCAGGACGAGGAGATGACCAGTCTAGCACTTGGACTACACCAAAAACTGGTCAAACAGCACGGCGCTAGTTATCCATCCACCAATGAATACTGGCAGAAGGTTGATGGCACTATGCGTCAACGCTTCCCGGACTATTTTCAAGATTCTCCGCAGTCGGATAAACCCGCCTCGCGCACAGATAAGCCGTCCACGGTAGTCGCCCCTGCGACCCGTAGCACTGGTTCCAAAAAAATCGTGCTTAAGCAATCGCAGTTGAGCATTGCCAAGCGTTTGGGTTTATCGCCTGAACAGTACGCTCGTGAAATTATGAAAATGGAGGCCAACAATGGCTGAAAACAAACTTAGTCGTGAACTCGAAACCCGTACCGTGCAGGAACGCCCAAAGCAGTGGGCACCACCTGAGCTTTTGCCTGAACCAGACAAGCAACCCGGTTATGCGTACAGATGGATTCGTGTATCAACGTTGAACACTGCTGACCCACGCAACATTTCTGCAAAACTGCGGGAAGGCTGGGAGCCTGTCACGTTGGCCGAACAACCAAAATTTCAACTGCTAGCTGATCCCAATAGTCGCTTTAAG